CACAGCCCCTGCTTTCCAGAAATTGCCCTCTACTGATGGTGCTTTTACTGGCGCTGTGACGTGCGATGTTGTGGATAACTACATTGTTTACAACCAAGGCGGCACTCAGGCATGGGGTTCTACTGACCTGCAAGCTGACGTTCAAAATGGCGATCTGCCTTTGGTTACGCCTTGGTCATCAAATGCTTTGTATGGCAACAAAGATGGCTCCCCTGACCCATTGGTTGGTCTGATTTGTGATCACCGCCAAGTCTTTTTGTTGGGCGAATTTACCTCTGAAATGTGGACTGATGTTGGCACAGTCGTGCCTGGTGTCATTTCGTTTGCTTTCCAGCGTGTGCCTGGAACTTCACTCCAACATGGTGTTGTTTCGCCATTCTCAATTGCTCGATTCGGTGAACAGTTTGCTTTGGTGGCTCAAGATACCCGAGGCCAAGCAGTTATTGGGGTTATGAAAGGCTACTCATTTGAGCGCATTTCTACCCATGCTGTCGAGCAAACCCTAATGAACCAATACGTTGGTGATGCTGTGGCTTACACCTATCAGCTTGATGGGCATGAGTTCTACGTTGTCACTTTCCCGACTGTAAATCTGACATGGGCTTATGACTTGCGTTCCCAAATGTGGCACAAGTGGCTAGCTTGGGATGGTGAGCAATACCAGCGCCATCGGTCTAATTGTGGTGTATTGTTCAACAATGTCTATTTAGTTGGTGACTATCAGAATGGTATGATCTATCAACTGGATAATGCAGTTTATACGGACAATGGAGCGACAATCCGTAGGGTTCGGCGTGCACCCCATCTGGTGACTGACTTCCAACGTCAGTATTTTGCCGAGTTCCAAATCCAATTCCAGCCTGGTGTTGGCTTACAAAACGGTCAAGGCAAAGACCCGCAAGCTATGCTGCGTTGGTCTAGCGATGGCGGCTCTACTTGGTCTAATGAACATTGGGCTTCTATGGGCAAAGTGGGCCAATACACCAAGCGGATTATTTGGCGGCGTTTGGGATGGGCTCGTGACCGTATCTTTGAAGTTGCCATTTCTGACCCTGTAAACTGCGTTATCGTTTCTGCCAATTTAAAGGCTGAAGGGGCTGAAAATTGAGCGTCACTTCTTCTGGCTCCGGCGGCAATTTAAATTGGCCTAGAACGCCGTTTATTGACCAGCAAACCATGATGCCGAGCTTGCCTTGGCTTTTGTGGCTGCAAAACCCTTCTGTCAATTCGTTTAGCTCTGCCAATGCTTTGGGCATTAACTCTGGCGGTACTGGGGTTTCTACCAAGCCTACTAATGGTCAATTGCTGATTGGCAATGGCTCTAGCTATACGTTGGCTGGTTTGACAGGTGGAACTGCCATTGGTGTTACTAATGGCGTAGGGTCAATCACCCTCAACAACCTCGGCGTGACCTCTTTGATCGCAGGAACGGGCATCGGGGTTAGCTCTGCTACTGGTGCGGTTACTGTCTCAAATACAGGCGTTTTATCGTTTTCTGCTGGCACTACGGGGTTTACCCCATCCTCTGCTACGACAGGGGCTGTGACCCTTGGTGGGATTTTGAACCTTACCAACGGCGGCACAGAGGCATCTACCGCAGCAGGTGCTAGAACTAACCTTGGTTTAGGCACGATTGCGACCCAAGATGCCAATAATGTTGCCATAACTGGCGGCTCTATTTCTGGTGTGTCAGCAAGCGTGACAACGCTAACGACCTCATCTACAATCACGGCTAATAACATAGCAACAACTGGCACTCATACTACGATTGCTAAGTGGCTTCCAGTTGTTTGTGACGGTACAACGTATTACATCCCGCTATATACATGACCCCAACTGATATGTTCAACGCAAATCTAGGTCACTTTGATGTTGACCCAGGGGTTATTCACCACTTTTCTGATGGGCTTTATGCAAAACAAATGCAGTTGCCCAAAGGTTACATGGCAGGAATGCACGTCCACAACTACTCGCATTTGAGCATTTTGGGGCAGGGCAAAGTGATTGTTAAGGCTGGTGACAGCGAGCGGATTTATACAGCGCCAGCTTGCATCAATATGCCAGCGCAGGTCATTCATTCAATTATTGCGCTGGAAGATGCTACTTGGTTCTGCATCCATGCGACTGAAGAAACTGATGTTAATAAAGTGGATGAAGTCTTAATCCACGAAGGGGTCTGATATGCCATTTGCTTTTATTATTCCAGCAGCCGCTACGCTAATCAGCGGAGCTATGCAATCGAGCGCATCAAAAAGTGCCGCATCTGCTCAAGCTAACGCTGCTAACAATGCTGCTGCATTGCAACAACAGCAGTTCAACACCATTAACCAACAGCAAGCCCCTTATAGACAGTCTGGTTATAGCGCCTTAAATCAGATCGGGTCTATGCTTGGCGGCTCACAGCCTCAGTATGACCAAAACGGCAACTACATCGGCGACCAACAAGGTTCTGGTTATTTGACGCAACAGTTTGGCCCAGACCAACTAAAGTCTAACCTTGCCCCTAATTATCAGTTCATGCTGAATCAAGGGGTTGGCGCTGGAACGCAAGCTGGAAATGTGGGCGGTGGCGGCTCAAACGTGCAACGGTCTAACCAAATTTTTGGTGAAAACTACGCCTCTAACGCCTATCAAAACGCTTTTAATAATTTTTCAAATCAACGCAAAGACATTTACAACACTTTGGCAAGCATTGCTGGCATTGGTCAAACAGGTCAATCAGCAGTTAACCAAGCTGGTATGAACACAGCAACTAACATTGGTCAGGCTGGTATTGGCGCAGCTAGTGCTATTGGCGCTGGTCAAATTGGCTCGGCAAATGCTTTGGCTGGTGGTTTGCAAGGTGCTGGCAATCAGTATCAGCTTTCACAGTTGCTGAATCAAAACTACATCCCTGGCTACGGTTCACCATCTGCGGCCTTTACATATCAAAACACGCCAGGCTCATCTGGCTTTGTTGGCCCTGTTTCTGGTTCAAATCGCTAAGGATAAAACATGGCTGATTTAAGCGTTACACCAGTTTCCACAGGCATTAAGCCACAGCAGCAAATGTCGCTTGGCGACTTGATGAACATTGCATCAAGCGCACAAGCGTATCAACAAGCGCAGCAACTGAACCCTTTAGCGGTTCAAAAGGCTACCGCTGATGTGCAATCGGCTCAACAAACTGCACAAGGTGGCGCTGTTGATCTGCAACAAAAGCAAACAGGGTTCAAAGAAGCTCAAGCAATTAAAGAGGCCATTGCAAGCAATCCAGATCAGTTCATGACTAATGGCAAGTTTGATACTTCCAAGCTAAACAGAGTCATCCCGCAAATTGCTCCTTTGACTGCTGCTGAACAAATTGACCGATACACCAAAGTTGCAAATAGTCAAGCTCTAGCGGATTCCGCCAAATTAGGTTTGACCAAAGATCAAAAAAGCATTTTTGGCTCTACCATTTCTGCACTTGGTTATGCTGGTGTTGATGACCCTGCTAAATACAGCGAGGCAATTCAAAACATTATCAAAGCTCACGGCAATGATAAAGACATGGTGGATTTAGGCACAGCATATACAAAAATTCTAGGTCTTTCAGACCCTGGCGCACACATTTCCGAATCTGCTAAACAGCTAGGGCAGTCTTTAATGAGCCAGCCAGAACAGTATTCTGCATTTGCTCACAAAGCATCTTTAACACCTACTGGTCAGGTTCAAGTTACAAAACCTGCTGTTGCTGGTAATGAACCATCAATCACTTTGGGCCAAGCTCAAGGGCAGAATCCTAATTTGGGTGTGCAAGAAATTGGCGGCGTTAAATACAACGTAACTACTGCTCCAGATGGTTCATTGGTATTGAAACCAATGACATTGGCTCAAACTCCGGCTGCTGGCGGTGGCGCACCTGCTGCTAAAACAGGTAACAAATTGTTTGATGAGCCTTTTGCGCCTCATCCAGCAAACCAGCCAGTTCAATATGGGCCAGGCGAAGAAGAAGCTTCAAAAACAGGCGCACAACTTAAATCAACTGTTGGCGCACAAGTCACACCTGCTAAACAAGGTATTCAAGCTGCTGAGAGAGTCATTAGCTTGGCTGACACAGCATCACCCACATTTTTGGGTCAAGCATGGAACAAAGGCAAATCTGCTTTGGTTGGCAATACAGAACTCAATGAGTTGGCTAAAAACATTGCCCAACTGCAAGTTCAAAATGCTGCCGCTATGGGTGTGACGACAGACCAGCAAGCTGCTAATGTGGCTAAAGCAACTGGTGACATTGCAATCACCCCTGATGCTTTGCGTGATGTGGCTCGAAACACAAAAGCTAGTAGCTTGGCTCTGGTTGACTTTAACAAAGCATTTGCCAACTACATTGCCAAGCGTGGCCCTGTTACTGGCAATGCCAATGCGGTGGCTTTTCGTGATGCTTGGGGCAACAACTATGACCCCAAAATCTTCTTGGTGCGTGACATCAATGCTTCCAATATGTCGAAAACGCAAAAAGAATTGGAACTTTCACGCATCACAAAGGGTTTGAGTGATGATAAATTGCGTGAATTGCAAACCAAAGCACTTAACATCAAGCGTCTTGAACGTGGGGATTATGAATAATGGAATACACCGATGACCCAGATGTTTTTGCTTTTGAGCCAAGGTTTGATTCTTTAATTCGTAAAGAAGGCATCGACCTATCATCACCAAAAGCTAATTTTGTTCGTGCAATTTATGGACAAGAATCAGGCTCTGGGGCAAATACTAAAACCAGCAATCGTGGTGCTGGTGGTGGTATGCAAGTTAGACCTGATACTTTTAAGCAGGTTTATCCAGATGGCGACCCTAAGAACGCAGATCATCAATTGGTTGCAGGGATTCGCTATGCAAGTCAAGGCTATGACGCAGCTAAAGGCGACCCTAAACTAGCAGCCACTTATTACTATGGTGGCCCTGGCGGTATGGCACAAGCCCAAAAAGGTATTGCTGTTAGTGACCCTGTAAACCCTAAAAATCCAAATACTTTTCAGTATGCAGATCAGGTCGTAGCTCGGATGCCCAAAACTGGCGGCTATGACTATGAGAATGACCCAGATGTTGCCGCCTTTAGCGGAAAAGCCGCAGCGCCACAAACCACTAGCGGCGTGTCAGATTTCTTGCGTGAGTCTATGCAAAAGAGAATGGCTCAACAAAAAGGCACAGAACAAATTGTTGGTCAAGGTCTCAAAGAAGCTGGCGAAAAAACTGCTGGAATGTTGGACGTTCTATATGGCGGCACTATTCCGGCTGCTGCTGGAACTGTGGCGCAAACTGTTGCTAATGCCGCTGGCGGTATAACTGGGTTATTTGGCAACCGTGTTGTCAGCCCAGAAAGAGCCGAACAACTTGGTCAAAACGTAACTGAAGCATTTTCACACCCGTTGGGGAAATTGTTTGGCATTACTGGCGAGCAAGCCTATCAGCAGCCATTGAACAATGTAACAGCCCCTCTTGCTAAACAAGTCAATCATTTGTTTAACGATTTGGGTTTGACCCCAGAGCAAATATCAGAAAGAACTGGCATACCTGCGGCAAACATCCGAAACATTGTGAATGTTGGTAGCTATGCTGTTCCAAATGTAGTGGCAGAAGTTGTAAGCCCTGTGGCTAAAGCATTTAGTAATGCTTATAAAACAGTCGAAAACATGGCTGTGCCACAAGGCGCTGGTGGGCAGATGGCTCAACAATTTGCAGCCAAAAAAGGGGCAATGGGTTACAGCGGTGGCGCTGCTGCCACTACTACTGCGACTGATGCACAAGCTGCTTTGGCACAAGCTCCAGAGCATATTCAGCAAGCATTTGCTGGTCGTGACCCTGCTTCATTTACACCTAAAGAAATTGAAGCAATTAACAATCATTCGCAGTTTGCTCGATTTGATATGTCTCCAACAGAAGGTCAGGCTTTGCAAGATGCAAAACTAATGTCTGATGAGCATAACGAACGCAATCTGCCAGGCAACGAACCATTGCAGAAGAAGTTTGAAGAACGTAACGACAAACTGATTCAAGGGTTTGACAAAGTTCGTGAGAATGTTGCCCCTGATGTGTATGAAACAACGCCTGTGTCAGCCGCCAACCTTGCTTTGGAAAAGATGGTTGCCAATGACAATATGCGTAAGTCAGTCATCAATGCCAAATATAAAGCCCTTGCTGATGCCAATGGCGGCAACTTGCCTTTGAGTGGTTCGCAGTTTGTTAATGACGCTACGCAAGCACTTCAAAAAGCTAACAATGCACGATTCTTGCCAACGCCCGTTAGAGAAATCATGCAAGAAATTGGGCAAGGTGAATCAATGTCATTTAATGACTTTGAAAACTACCGCACCATTCTTGCTAACGAAGTTCGTAAAACGCAACGTGCTGGTGATGGCAATGCCACTTCTGCGATAAATACTGTCAGAAATGCGCTAGAAAACATCCCAATGACTGAAGCCAGCGCACCTATCAAGGCATTGGCTGATGACGCACGTTCTACTGCTCGTGCTAGATTTAAGTTGATTGAAGATAACCCTGCTTACAAAGCAGCGATTAGTGACACACGAACACCAGAAGAAATTTCGTTGGGCATGACCCATCCAGCGGCTAATAATTTCTTGGACAAGTTCTATTCTGGCAAGACACCAGAAGTTTATTTAAACCGTTTGATTCAAGAAATTGGCCCACAATCTGAAGCCCATCAAGGCTTAAATGCCGCCACTATTGACCGAATCAAAGGGTCAAGCGGTGTCAAAGGCAACAATACTGGTAATGTAAGCCAAGCAGCTTTGAACAAACAAGTTCACAATGTTTATGGCGAAAACTTATCTACTATGATGGGCAACGAAGGTACACAATGGCTGCATGATTTGGCTGATGTTGCTCGTAAGTCTGACCCGACAGCCATCCCTGGCAACTATTCCAACGTGTCTAAAAGCGGCATGGTTGTCAATGCTGGCCCAATTGGGCAAGTCGCTGAACAAGCTGGTGGCCTTGCTGCAAGTGCGCTTGAACACGCAATTAACATTAAAACTGGCACACCTGCTGGCTCAATGGCAAGAACTTTCTTTAAGGCTAAAGCTGAACAAGAAGCCGCTGAAAAGTTAATGGCAGAGCGACAAGCTAAATTGCAAAAAACTTTATCACCGACTGCTGGCATAGAGCCACAGCCGCCCCGAGTTGTTTTATCTGGAATGGCAAAACCATGAGCAGCGAAATCGATCTGGTCAAATACGGTCAGCTTTGGCAAAAAGTCGAAGATTTGACACACAAAGTGGATAAGCTAGAAGTTGGCATGGAGCAATTGCTAGAACTGGCTAACAAATCCAAAGGCGGCTTTTGGGTGGGGATGGCTATCGTTTCGGCGATCAGTTCCTTTGTTGGTTACATAACCCACAATTTTATTAGTCTGAAATGATTGACCCAGTAAGCATTGGCCTTGCACTCAGCGGAATACAAAAAGCGGTATCGCTTGTTAAACACGCTGCTGAAACTGCACAAGATTTGCAGTCTCTTGGCCCTGCTTTGGGTAAATTATTTTCGTCAGCTAGTAATGGCGAAAAAGCAGTCGCAGAAGTTAAAGCATCTGGTAATGCTTCAAACATGGAAATTGCCATGCAAATTGAGTTGGAGTTGGATAAGGTTCGGGAAATTAAAGCCTACTACCAACTTGAGTTCATGAAGGCCGGTAAAGTTGATGTTTGGAACAAAATTCTTGAACGTGCTGGGAACATGGACAAGGCTGACAAGTATGCCGCCCAAGCTGCCGAAGATCGAGCCAAGAAGCAAAAAGAAGAACAAGAAGAATTCATACTCGCTGCTCTTGTTGTTATTTTGTTGGTATTTTTGCTTGGCGGTGGATACTATGTCGTGACCGACATTGTGGAAACGGCTAAAAAAGAACAGCACAGCAACTATAAAAGGAAGCATTAACATGGATTGGTTAGCTCAAATTGCCCCAACAATTGCCACTTGCTTGGGTGGCCCTCTTGGTGGCTTGGCTTATGAAGCCGTTTCTAAAGTCTTAGGCGTTAGCCAAGATGACGCACAAAAGATGCTGCAAAACGGCAAGTTGAACGCTGACCAGATTGCGGCTGTCCAGCAAGCTGAAATCCAACTCAAAGCGCAAGCTCAGTCGATGAACTTGGACTTTGAGAAGCTGGCTGTGGAAGATCGCAAATCTGCCCGTGATATGCAAGCGGCTACCAAGTCGTGGATACCCTCAATTCTCGCTATAACGATCACAGGCGGCTTTTTTGGCATCTTGGGTGGGTTGATGTATGGACAAATCCAACACGCACCCCAGATCGACATTATGTTGGGTAGCCTTGGTACGGCTTGGACGGGCATCATTGGGTTCTACTTTGGTAGCTCACATGAAAGCATGACCAAGACAGAGATGATTCATAACTCGACACCAACAACATGAACTGGCTTGAAATTGCTACTGAAGAAATTAAGCGTCACGAAGGCTGCAAGCTAGAGGCTTATCCAGACCCTGGGACGGGCGGCGCACCTTGGACTATTGGCTACGGCGCAACTGGCCCAGAAATCCACTCAGAATCGGTCTGGACGCAAGATCAGGCTGATACAGACCTAGCCAATCGTTTAAACATTTTGGGCGACAAGATTGACGCTGTGACCCATGTGTCCCTAAACGACAACCAGAAAGCGGCTATTTGCTCGTTTGTTTACAACGTGGGCATGGGTAGCTACAAAGGTAGCACTTTGTTGAAGTTGCTGAACGCTGGCGATTATGACGGTGCTGCCGAGCAATTCAAACAATGGAATAAGGCGGCTGGTCGTGTGCTGCCAGGCTTAGTAACAAGGCGAGAAGAAGAATCTAAATTATTCCTAGTTTGACATATTGGCGTAATGTTAGACGCACCTAATGTCGTCATGAAAAACGTGCCAAATGCCGAGCAAGCCATTGTTTTTGATAACTTTATTAGAAAATGGCAAGCAAAGTTAAATTTGAACGATTGG